GGCACTGGCCAAAGTTGCATTGAAGGTTGTGGAATAGTTCTATCAAACCAATATTGCAATGGGCGAAGAGCCTGAAAACTACGATTCGGTAGACTTGAATAGTCATCACGATTCATACGCGACATATTGATTGACAAAGGTGAAGTCCCGAATACGACCTGATAGAACCCCATATTTACGCCTGCGGTCTGAAGTATTCTCCAATACGGCTGGGTTTCAGAAGCCTCAAAATCATAATAAATCCACTCACCAGCTGTCCAAGTTGTCGCTCCAGGACTCTCAAGAGTAACCCAAGTGGAGTTGTCGGTAGAATATTGAATCTGGATGGTTGCAGAGCCTGAAACCGCTGGTAAAATACCTACTGTAGTGATGAAAACAGGGTTTCCAGAACCTGTATTGATTCCGATAGTACCAGTGTTAGTCGTTAACTGGCAGATGCTCTGACCGACTCCGTCAAAGGCGTTAGCAGTTACTCCTGAAGAACTATTAGCGCCTGTAGTGATGGCAGTCAATGTTCTGTAGTTCGCATTCAACACGTCAACAGTTCCTACAGGCAAATAGTAATATGTCTGATCCGGAATTAGCCCAATAATAACTTTATTGATACACCAATACTGAATTCCTCGATTAGCTAGGTTTGAAAGAACATAATACAAACTTTGTTTTGATGCTTGTATTTGTTCTACAGTCAATTCTTCGGCGAGCTTTCCTGCGCGACGAGCACCGCTATCTATTAAATTTTGAACAGTAATGACTGTTTGCCCGACTGTGCCACTCGTGCTCATTTAAATCCCTTTAGTAATTTTTCTTTACCTGACCACCATCTTTGCAATTCCAACGACGTAACGAAGCCTTAGCTCTCGGTGCATCGCCTTTTGCATTTTTCACTACACCTGACATTCTAGCACAGAATGATTTTTTACGACCTTTTTCTTTTTCAGATTTAGGGTTTGGAGCAGGTGCTTTTAAATTGCTGCCTGTCTCTCGGTTTGCTTTTGCTCTGCCTTTAGCGGTTAATCCTGCGCCTTGGCTTGTTGGCAATTTCTCACCCCGCCCTACTGTTAGCGACAAACCGCCATCTTTTTTCTTCGCAGTTTTTGCTGAATCAATAAAATCTTTTTTACTTGGAGCACCTTCAGCTCCTGGCTTCCGCATACGCTCACCAGACCCCGCTTTAATTCTTTCACGTTTTGCATGAATATTAGCGTACAATCCACCGCCTTGAGCCTTTTTAGTCGCCATCTTAGTTCCTAATTGTTTTTAAAAGGTATACCATTGCGTAGCAGTAGTAGCCATTAATTCTGTTGTTGAGCCAGCAGCCAAGGTAAATGCAGCATTAGCGGATAGAGCGTTAATCGTACCGCCTGTTGCTGGATAAATACTTAAGGTATCCGCACTATCCGAGTTTCTAACTAAGATACGCATACCAGCTACCGCAGTTGGTAATCTTACTCCATCCGCACTAACCGCTACAACAGTCACATTATTTACATTAGAAACTAATCCAGTAGCCGTTCCTTGTGTAGTACCAGCCGCACTTACTGCCGCACTAATACTATCTATTACAATTCCGTTTAATGTTGTTCTACTGGTTGCTCCTGATACGGCAGAACCAATAGCAATGTTAGTAGTAGAGCCACTTAAACCCTCAGTACCAATGTTCATTGTTTTGGTAGAGCCTGATGCTGTTGCACCAGCTTGAATATTAGTTGTTTGGCTTACTGTGGAACGACCAATAGTTTGTGTGCCAGTACCACTTGTGCCACCAACAATTAAAGTGCCTGATGTTTGGATTGTGCAAATAGTTGTATTACCAGTTGTTTGGCTTGTTGCAAACTGAGCCGATGAACTTGTAGAACCTGAAAATGCTAATTGTCCAGTTGCTTGTGGGGTACTAAATGTTGGGCTTGATAATGAAGCACTTGTTGCCCTTACTACTGCGCCTGTACCAGTTTCTGTGGCAAAACCATCAATATCAAAATCCCAAGATGCAGCAGTTGTTCCGCTTGTTAAACTACAAACAATACTAGCGGTTGTTCCAGCAACTACTGTACCAACGGTATTGCCACCTGATGAATTGACAGTTATCGTGCCTGTGCCATTGTTAATAATTTCAAATGCCCAGCCTAAAGCAAGTGTGCTTGTTACAGGTAATACAACAGTTTGAGTAGTTGAACCAGTAAAGTTTTGCTGTGTTGCGCTTGCATTAGTAAGCGTAGTTGTACCGCCAGCAGTTACAGTGGTTTCCCAACCTCTTAAATTTGTAATTCCCGCAGGTGCAGTTGTAGCACCTGTTCCACCATTTGCAATAGGTAAAGCCGTTCCTGAGTAACCTATTGCTAAAGTACCGCTAGTAGTAATTGGACTACCTGTAATGCTTAAAACGCTAGGTACAGTTGCCGCTACAGATGTTACTGTGCCTAATCCACTAGCGGCTGGAACCCAACCAGAGGTGCTTAAAAGGTATCCAGATTCAACTAATAGAGGCGCAGGAACTTCCCCTTGAATGCCGTTTAAAGGAGCACTAGGGGGTGTAAAAGTTCCAAAATCAACTATTCCTGAATGAGGAGCAACTGACATTACAGACTTTCGATAAACGCTTTATGTTTAGCTACAATTTCAGCTTTAACTGCTTCTGCATCTTCTTTAGTTGCGTTTGCATCTGCAATAGCTTTGTCTAGTTCTTTAACTTTAGCGTTTGCTTCTGCGGATGCAAGTTCTGCTTTAGCCTGAGCCTGTACAGCTTTTGCTGCGGAACTATCGACCTGAGTTTTAGCTAGTTTAGATGCATCCATAACATCTTGCGCATCTGCTTTTAGCTTAGACGCTTCTGTTTTAGCTACAGCAACAATATCACTAGCTTGTGCTTTTGCGTCAGAAATTAAACTTGTTGCTTGCTGTTTAGCACTATCTAAAACGCCTGCTGCTTCTTGGGCATCTTTCTGGGCTTTTGCTTTTAACGTCAAAATATCTGATGCTGGACCAACTAAATCAACATACTTTTTATGTTCAGCAGTAGCGTCTTCAAGGGCTTTTAACTTTGTTTGGTATACGGCAGGATTAGATACAACCGTAAGTAAATCAAAGAGCTGACTACTAGAACCCGAAGATCCGTCAATATTGTTAGTGATCATTAATCCCCTCCTCCACCAGCTTGAATAAACGTGCAACGCACAGAACCATTCCCTGCAGTTTGACTAATTCGCAGCCCGCTTACTGGGTATGCAACGTTAGCATCTTTAGTAGCTGTTTGTGCTGTTAGTGACGGGTGATCTGTCCAATTACCTGATGCTGCGGAATACCCACTAGCAAAAACGTTATCAAAAGTGTATTGAACAGTATACGTTGCAGTTCCAGTAACAACCACGGAAATAGCCACGTTAAACGGCGACACATAATTATCTGGCGGGTAAACGTTAGACGTTTTTGTCCCAGCAGATGCGTCAGAAAGCGAAAATACGACTGCTTGCATAATTAATCTCCTAAACTCCGTTAAAAAGGTGGGAGCCGAAGCTCCCGACCAGTTTAATACTTACACATTTTCCCGCCAGTTTTGTATCCATCCACACCACCAGTTTTCATAGCAATATGACCGCCAGATTTGAAGCCTCCAGCGTTGCCATTGCGAACACCACCAGTAGTTTTCTTAGGATCGACACGAGTTGCGCTTATTCCACCAGCTAGACCGCCCATCGTATCTGGACCAGCTTTAGGTGCGCCACCTTTTTTGAGACCACGATGAGCTTTAGAAGCAGGTTTACCCTCATGCTGCTTGAGCTCCTTCTCCACTTTACCCATCTTTTTCATTTCAGCTTTATGCATAGCTGGAGTTTCAACTTTGCCACCTTTTTTACTCATCATAGGTTGAGCCATTGGGCGAGCCATTGGCTTAGCAGCCATCATTGGTTTAGCCATTGATTGAGCCATGCGACGACGTTTAGGCATCATTTCAGGTGAAGCTGCAACAGGCAATGCACCGCCCATTTGCATCTTTTTAACCTTACCGCCTTTTTTCAGTTTAAGCTCAACAGAAGGTTCAGTTGTTTCCATTTTAGACATTGGTTTAAATTTTCCCATTTTGCTCTCCTATTAGGCTTGGGTTACACCGAGGGCACCAATACGAGTAGCGTTTGGTCCTGCCGCGATTGCTGGTAAAGCTATCGCCATCACAAGGCGTTTAATACCATCTGCCGCTGAGGAGGGCAAATAAGTTCCGCGTACATCACCAGTTGTGGTGGTCGCTGTAGCGGTAGCGGCAACAGTCAAAGTGCCAGCATCTTCAGCCAAGGTATTGTCCCAGCCCGCACGGGTGACGTAGCCCCTATCAGTGATACGCAATGGCGAACCTAAAATGTCGGTTGTACCTACCGCAACAGTTACCACGCTTGCGCCAGAAGAGACAACACTTGAAATTTGGTAAAAGGCTTTTTTACCATTGACAGTTGTTGATGCTACTGTTCCTGTTGCAATTACCTCGCTCATGGCTTGACCGTAGTAATCGTAACCAGAAACAGTAATGTTGACAGTAGTTGGAGAACCAGCACCTGTAGTTGTAGAAACCGCGCGAGGACAGTCAAGTTGCAAACCTGTTGCACCACCTGTGATCGTGGCAGATGTAACACCAGCACCTGCGGCAAGCGTAAGCGTACTAGCAGTTGTAATGACAGCGGCAACAATGTTGGTTGTCAGCTTTGCTTGTGGTACAACGTCCCAAACATAGATGCGACCCAGTGGACCAACACCTACGCTCATTGAGGATGGGTTTTGCAAAAAGGCATTACCAGAACCAATGATTGTGGCGCTTGCTACAGTTTGTGAAGCGCTTACAGTGTAAGTTCCTACACCGCCTGTACCTGTTCCAAAAGCAGTAATGTAAGTGCCATTGGTGAGCGATGTTGAACTGTCAATAAACATACCCACAGCAATATTGTCACCAGAAAGCATGGCGGTGACAGTTAATGTGGTGGTAGCAATTGAACCAGTAAAAGTTGAAACAACAGGGTATTGATCTGCACCCTGAACAGTAATTGCGGAACCTAGAAATAGGTCATCTGAAA